TGATCCACTAGAAGAATTAACAGTAATAGCGGTAAAGCGACCAAGGATCGGGGTTGTAAATCCTACGCCAGTAAGACCTGTGCAATTACCAGTAGCAGTATCAAGTACAACAGCAGTAGTACTGACAGGAATAAGGGCATTAACATGCTGCCCACCTGCTCCTGTCCAAGACTCACCCTGGTCGAGAATTATTGAGCCAAATTGCCCATCATTTGAACGAGTTCCTTGCTGATGTTCCATTTTATTTATTTATTAAAAATTATGCCATCCCGCCTGTTCCGAAGCGGGATGGCTGCCAAGAAGCAATAGAGATACAACTATCAAAAGCAGCAGGAAATTACGCAAAAATATCGTACTTGTCAATAGCTTTTGTTGGGAGTTTTTGGCGGGAATCGCCACGGCGATATTTAGTAGCACCATAAGCAACACCACCAAAGGCATCAGCACCATTACTAGCCCAATCGTGAAGAGGCTCTGCCGACCATGTTTGCAACTGCTCATCATACTTCTTACGATAAGAACGCAGGCACTGAATACCACGCTCACAGCGTGTCTTATCAATCCATACAGAGGGAAGTACATTCCTTACATCATCAATTCTATCATGCACTGACTCTACCTTAGGAACAATAGTAGGCCGTATGCCAAGATCTTTCTTAAGCGTCTCAAAGCGAGACTTACCAGTACCCATCTCCCTCACCTTAATATCATGCGGAAGATAATGTTTGCCATACCGATAATCAGCACGATGCTTATCGGTGAGCCGCTTGGCGTAGAACGGAAGACCTTCACCAGAGTTCTCATAATAATCAATAATCCTAACTTCCTTATTATGAAGCTGAAAAAACCATATAGCTGTAGAATCCCTAACACCCAAGTCCCAAGCAGTATGCACTTCAAGTAATGGCTCGTGAGGAACATTAGTAATCCTATTATCCTCAGCCATCCTGATCATTTGTGATGAGTAATAAGCACCCTCAATAGGAGCCTCAAATGAACACCAATACTCCTGCTGAATAAGAGCCTCAGCCATACCAGTGTCCCTATCATCCTGAATAGCTTCTGGCTTTACAGCATGAGTATCATCAACAGTAAGTGTTTGACTGAACCACTTAGGATTATCAGCTGCCTTATCATGAAGATCCTTAGCAAAGTTATGACCCCGTGGAGTAAAAATAAATAAAGCCCAACCATCATTCTCCGATAGGATTGGTCTAATAAGATCAAAAACATGAGGATTCATCAATGACCACTCTGAGAACACTACACCAATGGGGTTTGATCCTACCAAGGAATCAGGATCATCAGCACCCACCACCTGATAAAGCGAACCATTCTTAAGCTTAATGGTCATCTCCGTAGAATTACTAGACTCAATAAGAGGATTAGGTATATGCGAAAGAAATTTACGCCCTGTCTTAGTAGCACCATTCCATACAATCTTCCTGCCCTGCTTATAGGTAGGCAGCATATGCCAATAAGTACCCACCCGCATATGCGACATAGTAGCAATAAGATTAATAGCAGCCAGATCCTTACCAGCTCTGCGATGCCACACTATGGAAGCACGTTTACCGCCATCCATAAAGTACTTCCATACAGGATACTGATAATCCCTTGGCTCCCAATCAAAAGGTAATGTTATCTTACTCATGATTTAAAGGGCAATCATGATATATAATATCATTAATCTTTGCCAAAACTTGATATGGTAACCGATAATTGTCCTGATTCCGTTGCTCCAGAACTATCATTATCTCCCGTATCTTCTTGGGCTGGCTGTTTAACCAATTCTCCGCTGCTGTCTGCTGAGATGGTAGCGGTATTATCATTTGCTGTATTTGTGACATTATCTAATGCTTCTTGTTTAGGTACGCCTGCGTGTGACAGGACAAAGTTATTAATATAAACCTCAAATTGTGCTTCCACTCCCTTATCAGGGTCGCTAACCTTCATGGCAGGAGCAAGGTATCTAAGAAACTCCTTATGGATTGAAACCCTAAGCGAAGGATCAACATCAATAGGGACTCTCATCTTCTGCTTAGGAATATCAGGATTATCAACTATTGCATAATCCTTACCCATAGCCAGATCTATTAACGACTGGACAGGATCATACTGGTTCCTCTGGAGATATACCATGAGGGCATTTCTCATATCACTAGGCTTCAGGCGTGGAGCTTCCTCGCCATCTTTAGTAATCAAAGTCTTCGCTTCCTGAGCGGCTTCCTTCAAGCCTTCTCGTAGTTTCTTTCCCATTTTCGTCCTGGATTTCGCTGGCATTTCGGAAGACTGCCACAGGGGCCGTAAAACGTCAAGAAAAAAGGGTACATTTTTTTAGTGATGGTCTTAGGCATGGTGATAATAGAGCTTTGCATTGCAAAGTATAAGTTCGGAGTTATCGGGCAGATTATGCGGGTTGGAAGCTAATGAAACACAAAAAAGATTTTGGGGCCCCCCCCTTCATCTTTTTTGTAGCAAGCCATGACCAGTGACGCAGCTGGAGCGAGCCATCCTATACCAGCCATCCTATACCAGCCATCCTATACCAGCCATCCTATAGTAGTGCTACGCACAGTCACATTAGGATGTACCCCACAGCCCTTGGGGGCTAGTGGACTACATCCTTTTGATTAGTCACTGGAACATGCCCCACAGCCCTTGGGGGCTAGTGGACCATGTTCTTTTAGATAACCGCCCACTAGGGTGGGCTGTTAATGACCGCAGCTTACCCATAATGACTTCATTCGTGCCTCATAAACCCATTATGACTAAGCTGCTGGTCTTCATTCATTCATCGTTCTACTTTCTTTTCTTTTTTAATATCATTCATTCAAAAAAGCTAGATAATTTTTTTATTAAATCTTTCTTTCTTTACCATCCTATACCTTTTGTTAGGGGGTTATAGCGTTAGCCGTAGACAAGGGGCCGTGGGCCGTGGGCCGTGGGCGGGAGCGGCCAGCCGCAAGCGTCTGACTCGCTAATAATAGCGGTCTTTAGACTGGCTCGGGTGAGCAGTCCATTGAGACCGCTTAGCTCTTATTCATCATCATGGTGGTGGTGAAGGGAGTGATGTTTATTAACACCCAACAGAAAGTTATAAAATGATTAAGGTCAAAAGCCTCAACTTCGACACCAACAAGCTCATCGTAATAATGGACGGTAAGTTCCGTATCTTCGATATCATTAAAGATGACATCGGCGAAAATCGTGCAATCTACCTGCCATCCATGTATAAAGATGACGCGTCTCAAGACGAATTTCGTCCACGTTACTCCAAAGCCCTTGACTCTGGTGAAGGTCTCTTAAAAGAAGCAGCACCAGACAAAGATTGGCTCTGGAACGGTTACTTGAAACTCGATGGTAATTATTACCAAGTATTTATCTATGAGTCATCAACGACCATCCGTGAAGTCGATACGGATGATGATAACTTATTAACCATCGACGAGTGGTTAGAAGAAAAAGCACAATATCGTATTAGCCGTGTATAATCTCCAGTATCGTATTAGCTATGAATAATCACTGGATAGCACCCGAACACATTTCCCCATACCGTTCTTCATTGAGCGGTATGGAGGATCTCTCAGTGTTCTACGATGAGACAGATGATGGTTATCATCACATTGACGGTCTCCATGACGGTCTCCATATTAACAAGGATGGAGACTATGAAGTGGCTAATGAGTACCTAGACACGGAAAACTACCGTGCACAGTTACCAGAGTCACTTGGCATATGTCCACTCCTTGGACACCAAAAAGTGTTCTGGGAAGAGTGGGAGTATATCGACAATAAAGGTAAAAAACGGAGGTCATGGATTAAGCATGACTTCCAAGATGAGTTCGACAGAAGTCAGCAACGTCCCAATGAGTCAAAAAACTTCGAGAAACTTGACGGAGTATTACCAGACACAGGTGTACTCATTAAGGATGGCAATCGTTGGACTGTTACCGACGATGTCATGGAGCTTCCAGACTTTTGGTCTGAACCCTATGGATGGCATAATGAGCCTGAAGTAGATGGTAGTAAGCTCGTCACTCATGATTGGGATGACGTATTGGTTGATAGTCAACTATCAGCTCTTGCTTACGCTAAGAAGTGTAGGATTGACGCTGTCGATGATGAAGTCAAAGAGCAGCATGAGAAAGAGAAGATATGGACTAGGATCGACGAACGAAGAGACAGAACGCTCGAACGCATCGCCAAGCGGTACGGTCGAAAGAAAAACGTTACTCTCGTCATTCATGACCCGCTATCAAGCGATAAGCGGTCGTGGATGGCGGTCGGTGACATCAAGACCTACTCAGGTGTCATTGATGAATCAGAGTAACAACCCACAGGGAGGCCAGGCTAACGCTTGGTCTCCCTTTTTTTGTGCATTAGCCATGATTAACTACCATTCTATAACTACCATCCTATACAGGAACGCATTTATCGTGCCCGATCCTCGATGTACAGCTTTTCTATCAAAAAGCTGGGAAAGTGATGGGCCAGCAAGCTGTCTTCTACCACATGATACCATCCTGTACCTACCATCCTATACCTACCATCCTGTACGGGGAGCCATCCTCAACGGGGAGCCATCCTATACCTACCATCCTGTACGGGGAGCCATCCTATACGGGGACAAAGCGGGGTGGGGCAATGGAAACACCTTAGCCGATACACAATGACTGATACCTACCCACAGTCTCAAAAAAAAGTACCCAAATCAGCAGCCAATAGATACAAAAACACCAAACAATATTTGCACACAAAATGTACAATATTTGTACACACATGCCAAATACCAATAAAAAAGCTCTCAACATAGGCCACCAAAGGGCTACATCAATAAAGAACACTCCGAAAGGAAGTCCCTCAATCAATACCTAAGGACTTTGGATCGCAAAGTGCCGTATTATGTCCAATTTCTCCCTCCAATACATCGTTTTTGATCAATCAAACAAGAGGAAAAAGGCAAGCTTTGATCAATCAAACAGAAAAAAGACTAACAAAAAGAGCCAAAAAACTATCGAAAAATCCAATAACCTATTACTTTTTACACTGCCAATAGGTCAAACCAATAGGGCCGAGATCTTACTATTTAAGCGGCTTGAAGGCCAAATGTATTGAAAATATTGGATTATTGGCAAAAGAGGAAAAAACAATATCTGGCAACCAAAACCAAACTCTAACCCCTTCCAATAATCAATAGATCCAATACAATCCGCTTAAATCCTAAGAGAAAAACCCTATTGAAACCCCCTATTGAAATTCAATTTTCAAAAAAAACCAATAGGTCTCTGTTCCACAATAACAAAGCCATTATCTCGCTGTCGCCCAGACACAACAATAAAGGGTGAAGGGATTGATGTTTAACCCAATCAACAAATGAAAATACTTGAAAAACTATTAATAGCAACAATCATCATTATATGCACATCGTGCATATGCTTATTTATTCACCTCTTAACAACTGGCCTTGTACTATCTATCGACGCAATACTATGAAAAACGCTAAACAAGAAATTGAAGAATTAATGTTGCAAGTATCATCACTAACACAAGTAAGATGTGCAACAATCACACACTATAAGCCATACTTAAATGATGCTAAGCCCAAACCTCAGCCAAAAACCTTCAATCTGCCAATTCTCTACACAGCAAAAGAAGCAGAAGATTTTCTCGACTCGCTAGACTTCGAATATGACTCAGGATACGGCATTCAGGAAATTTATGGTACAATATGGTTCGAAGACAAAACCTGGGCCACCAGAGAAGAATATGACGGCTCAGAATGGTGGGAATACCAAGAGCAACCAGAAATACCTAAGCACTTATACAAGATGACATGAATTACAAAAAAATAAAAGAACTAACAAATAAAATAGAAGATATTGAAGACTTCATTGATTATATCGAAGATGCTCAAACAATCACTATCAAACCATCACCAAAAGAAATAAGAGCAATCAGCCAAGAAATGCCAGTAAACGAAATTACTCAAGAAATCATTTACTGCATTAAAGAAATATTTATTCAAAAAAACAATGACATTAAGAATGAACTTAAAACATTAATCAATGAATGTATATGAATCAGAGTCAACAGTAAACACTAATCTTAATTGCTCAATAGTAAAAGATGGCCCAAACCTATATTCAATAAGAATTGGACCTTTCTCAGCAATAATTGGACAAAGAATAGCAAAAAGAGAACCTCTACCTGATATACCACACAATAACTTAACACTAGCAGAAGCTAAGATATACATCAATTGGTGGCAA